TGCATCCTGGGGCCTGTTCCTGCTGCTTTTGCTCCTGCTGCATCCTGGGGCCTGTTCCTGCTGCTTTTGCTCCTGCTGCATCCTGGGGCCTGTTCCTGCATCCTGGGGCCTGTTCCTGCATCCTGGGGCCTGTTCCTGCTGCTTTTGCTCCTGCTGCATCCTGGGGCCTGTTCCTGCTGCTTTTGCTCCTGCTGCATCCTGGGGCCTGTTCCTGCTGCTAAAAAACAAAATCAGGGGAACAGGCCCAAAACCTGTTCCCCTTGTTTCATCTTTTAAGCGATAGCCAATTCAAAGATTTTGGCTGCTTTTTTGTCTTTCTCATTTTGAGTGGAAATGTTCTTTACGTTATCGGTCAAAAATTGAGTGACTGCATTGTAAGCCATCCAAAAGTTTGAATCTTTCCCCCCTGCAAAACTTCCTACCATGGTTGGTGTTTCTTTCCCCATTATCTTGAACCCTCGCAATGGGGCTTGGACAATTTCTTCCTGCTGGTTATCAGAAAAGCCGATTTCTTCCATAATGTTTACGAATTCGAGACTTGAGATTTTCTTTTTGCTCCAGCCATCCCATTGTTTGACTGCTGCCAAAAGTCCTTCAGCATTTTGCAAGGTATCTGCCAGGAATGTTCCAATTTCTGCATCTTCCCCGATGTGCCTGGTCGACTTTTGACCGTTCGGGAATCTTGAATCTGTTACTTGTAAACCATTCAAACAGGCCAATCTTTTTGCCCGATAGGAACAGCCCAGGCGTTTTGACAGATCAACGGAATTCTCCAAGCGAACATATGGAATAATCGCATCATTATTCACTTTTACAGTCTGCTTTGGCAATGTAACGTCCATAAACATCCTGCCACCGTTCGGGCTCATTTGGAAATTGAATTCAACAGGCCCAAATAATTCCATAATTGGGTCCACGGAATGTTCAAGGAATGAGCCCAAAAGATCCAGATGTGGAATGATTTTGTATCTGCTGCTGACTTCTACCAATGGGGCCCAATCTGCTCCTGGGCGTTTTATCATAGTGTAAAACCTACCGGGAACAGGAATTGGATCCATATCAGGATTTATTAGAGTAAATGCTGGGGCCTTTCCAAAAATTGGGAATTCATCCAGATTAACTTCCAATTTTCGCTCTGCCAACATTTCCTGCACTTGGGTTTTTTCATAAGTAGCCATTTTGTTTCCTCCATCTTTTTTGATTTTTTCCTGGAGTTTATTCTCCAGGGAAGGGAAACTGGAATTTTTCGCAATTTCCCTTTCCTGAAAAATAAGTCTTCATTTAATTTGTGCAAGTGTATTTGATTTTGTTTTTCCTATTTCTTGCATTTTTTCTGCTGCTCCTGTTCCAAGATACATTCCAGAAAACAGGATGGACATGGCCAGGATTATCATTCCAAATGTTTTCATGTTCGTTTCCCTTAGTAAGAATTTACAGGATGGGAGCAAGTCCAAAAACCTGCTCCCAATTTCCTTTTATTTATCGGATACTCTCAACCAAGATTCTACTGCTTTTTGCACGCAACGAATGGAGAATTTATCCCCTTCAGGTTTTACGGTAGAAAGTCCCAAGAAATATCTAGCAGCTATATAAACAAGGGAATCCTTTTTATTGGGATTTTTAATCGCACCATAGCAACATGATAAATTATTGTATAGTCTGGCTGCTGCTGTCAGGCTCATTTCTCCCATCATTTCCCGTAAAACTGCATCCTTTGGAACATTCTGGATGAATTGCGCTATCCATTTATCGTATACAACAGTCTCCTTTCTTCCTTTTGCCTTTCCTGCTCCTGCTGCTTTTGCTTCTGCTGCTTTCTTGATTGTTTCCTTTACGGTCCAATCACAAATGGTCCGGACTATTCCGGAACAGGTAATGCAGGATATATCCGTGGAATCCTGCTTTCCTACTTTCTGGCACAATGTACATCTTGGCAAAATCTCCTGTACTTTTGCCCATGCTGCTGTTTTTTCCCCTTCTGTTCCTGGTTTCTGGTATAAATTCCAGACTTTCTCCAGTCTCTTTTTTGCTGCTGCTCTTTTCTCTGCACTGTTCTCGAATCTGCTTTCTTTTTCAGTTTCCATTTTGTTCTCCTGTTCTGTTGTTCTGCTTTGTTGTTCTGCTTTCCGAGTTAAACCAGAAAGCATCCTGTTTTTCACTTCCTATGGTTGGGAAAATAAGCGATACAGAAAGGAATGGCAAGGCCCAAAAAGCATTTTTTTCATCTTGATTACCTTTTTTTCATCTTTTTTCATTAAGTAGTTATTTTGGTTCGGTTTCTTTTTTGGTTCGGGCCTGCTCCTGCTCCTGCTGCTCTAGCCTGGGCCTGCTGCTTTGGTTCGGGCCTGCTGCTCTAGCCTGGGCCTGGGCCTGCTGCTTTGGTTCGGGCCTGCTGCTCTAGCCTGGGCCTGGGCCTGCTGCTCTAGCCTGGGCCTGGGCCTGCTGCTCTAGCCTGGGCCTGCTGCTCTAGCCTGGGCCTGCTCCTGCTGTTGCTGCTTTGGTTCGGGCCTGCTGCTCTATTATGTAGAATGGCCAGCCTGCTGCTTTGGTTCGGGCCTGCTGCTTTGGTTCGGGCCTGCTCCTGCTGCTCTAGCCTGGGCCTGGGCCTGCTGCTTTGGTTCGGGCCTGCTCCTGCTGCTCTAGCCTGGGCCTGCTCCTGCTGCTCTAGCCTGGGCCTGCTCCTGCTGCTTTTCATACCTTCAGGAAAGGCCCCAGAAGGCCCCAGATTCAATTCCAACTTGAAAAGGTATCTGGCTATACCTTTGGCCCCAAATCTCAAAATGGGGGCACGGGGCCCAAGCCTCAGAATCGTTTTAGTTCAAAAATGGAAAGTAATTATTCACTCTGATTACACTCATACACTCATACACTCATACACTCATACACTCATACACTCATACACAGGGGGTAATTCTGAAAATACCAAAAAACAGAATCCTGTAAAAATTTTTTGGATTCTATTCAGAAGTAATTTTTTACTTCTCTAGTTCATCAAAAAATCAAAGAGATACAGAATTCTGACATAGCAAGAAAACTTCTACTGACATATTCTTCTTGACATAAAAAGAATGGAAAATTAAAATAGCGTAATCCACATAATTTATAATGCAATAGACCAAATAGACTAATATGAAATCTATAACATTGGATACACATGATACACCAATCAAAACTATAAAATTGAAACAACTCAAATACAGTGTTAAGAAAAAACTAAGAACACATTTCCATAAAATGAATTCAAAAGATGCTATAGTGAGAGAAATGTATAATGGATGGATTAAATTCAATATTCTAATGGAACTTAGAACTAAGAGTGGGAATTTATATAAATATCCTACCAGTGTTACTCTGAAGAAGAATATTGTTGCATTATGGTTAGTGATGATGGAGAAGATTCATACTGATCATAATAGAGAGATAATTGATTTCATCCAAAATGTTTGTTTGAAGAGATGGAAGGGTGATACTGCTAAGGGACTTGGTGATTTTGTCCTTAAATGTATGCTTCATGCTATTATGGAAGATGATGATTGGATCAATTTCAAAGAGGTCTATAAATCGTTAAATGGTAGAGTACATAATCCAAAGAAAATTATTAATACTCCACATGGTGAAGGATGTATCAAAGGAGTTATTAATTCCAATATTCCTGTCTTGAAGAAAAAGATTATTCTGAAGAAGGCTACGAAATGAAAAAGTTAAAAAGAAATCCTATCAAATTAGATGAACAAAAGAGAAATCCTTTGAAGAAGAAATTAGTTTTCATCAAGAAAGGGAAAAGTAAATGTGAATTCCACTTTCCTGATGGGAGAAAATGTGGAAAATATGTCCAAGGAAAAGGAAATTTCTGTGAATTACATGCAAAAGAAACATTCATAGAAAAAAGAGATAATCCAATCACTCAAAATAACACACTATTTACCAAATATGATCCTATAAATCATCCTAAATTATTTATTGAATTCAGTTCAATGGGGATGAATCCTCATGAGATTGCTACTCAGTTCAATGTCAGTATGGGAACACTTAATGAGTGGAGAGAAAATAACATTCTCTTTGATCAAGCATGGGAAATAGGTAGAAGTGCTCTTGAGGCATGGTATTTAAGAACTGGTAAAGATAATCTTGACAATAGATGGTTCCAAACCAATCTATTTAAGTTCATTACCATGAATAATGGATTAGGTTGGAGTGATAAAGCTGAATCCAGAAGTCAAGTACAAGGGCAATTTGGTGTTCTCTTAGTTCCTAGTCAAATGAGTATGGATGAATGGGAACAGAACAACATCAAAAAAGAGCAAGAGCTTCAGGATCGAATGAATGCTGAAATGATTGATATATGTTCTGATACTGATCAAAATACAATAATAGAAGGGTAACGTATTATGATGAATACTGATAGTAATCTGAATGATAGAATTCTTGTTTCTTCACAAAATACAGAAACATCAGAATTTGTCAAAATCATTGTAAAAAAGAATACAAAAGGTATGAAATATAAGCCTTCTCGTAAGAAAGGAAAGCTGTGTGGTTCTAAGCATCCATCAATATGTAAAGAATCAATGGATAATTTTGTAGCTGGACTTCTTTTGAACTATAAAAGAAGAGATCCATTCTTTATGGTAGATGGTGTGGTGACTGAAGAACAAGAAATTGATCCTGTGAACACGAATTCTGGTGTTCTTTATGAGGATGAATTGGTATATCTACAATAGTTATGAACAGAATTCGTAAAAAGTTACCTATTGCATGGGCTCCTCAAGAGGGTGGACAGCGAATTTTCATGTCCTGTCCTGTTTGGGAGTGTCTTCTACACGGAAATCGTGGAGGTGGGAAGACTGATGCACTGTTAATGGACTTCGCAAAGGGTGTTGGTAAAGGATTTGGTGCTGATTATCGTGGATTATTACTTCGTGAAGCTACTACAGAGCTTGGAGATGTTATTGCTAAGTCTGAAAAGTGGTTTCCACGAATGTTTCCCGGTGCTAAATTCAATGCACATCGAAAAATATGGAAATTCAAGGATGGTGAGACACTTTGGTTCAACTATGCTCGAATTCTGAAGGATTATGATCAATACCATGGTCACGAATACCCGTGGGTAGGTTGGGAAGAGCTTACAAATCATGCTGTTCCTGATATTTACCTTAAATTAATGTCTTGTAATCGTTCTTCAAACCCAAGAATAGTTCCAAAATATCGTGCCACATGCAATCCAAGTGGTCCTGGACATGCATGGGTCAAAATGCGATTCATTGATACTATACCACAAGGAAGAATCTATAAAGAACCAGTTGAAATAGAATACCTTGACAATCTCACTGGAAAAGTAGTAAAAGAAACTGTTGAGATTACTAGAACACATATCTATGCTGATATGATGGATAATAAAGCACTCATGACTGCTGATCCATTATATCGTGCTAAGATGATGCAGATGACCCAAGATGATGATATGCTTCGTAAAGCATGGATCATGGGTTCTTGGGACTTGGTTATCGGTGGATTCTTCACTGATGTTTGGAATCCTAAAGTACATGTTCTTCCATACTTTGAAATTCCTAAATCTTGGACATGTGTTCGTAGTTTTGACTGGGGTTCCTCAAAACCGTGGTGCGTTACTTTTGCTGTAGAGTGTAATGGTGAACAACCAGAATTAGGTGAGATGGAATGGGTGTCACCTCTTCCTTATTTTCCTAAAGGAACAGTTATTGTCATTGCTGAAATATATGGATGGACAGGAAAACCAAATGAAGGTGATAAAGCTGATTCAATAGAAATAGCAAAACGAATTAAGGAAGTTGAAGAAGCTATTAAGATAGAATATGGATTAAAAGTTGAGCCTGGACCTGCTGATACTGGCATCTTTGATGTTAAGGATGGTACATCCACTGCAATGATAATGTCTAAGTATCCTTTGAGTGTTCATTGGACTAGAGCACATAAAGGTCCAGGTTCCCGTGTTACTGGTTGGGCAACAATCAGACAAATGTTAGGTGCTGCATTAAGAAAAGATAATGAGAATCCCCATCTTTACTTCTTCCAGCAAGCATCTCATCACATCAGAACAATACCATTGATGCAAAGGGATGAGAAGAAACCAGAAGACATTGATTCTGATCTTGAAGATCATGCAATGGATTCTTTGCGATATTTAATATCTAGGAAACTAATGCAATTCTCAAGAGGAAAGGTGGGAGTATGAAAAAAATCATTAAGAAAGCACAAAAAAGTGGTACTGATGTTATTGGTGGATCAACTATTAAGTCTGAAAATTCTGTTATGGGTTTTCCCATAGAAAAAGTTGCTACATTACATCCAAAATATACATTACGATTGAAAGAGTGGACACGAATTCGTGACTGCTTAGAAGGTGAGGAAACAATTAAATCGAAAAATGAGACATATCTTCCAAGGCCAGAAGGTATGACTGGAATATATGCTAAAGCATATGATTCTTATAAAGAGAGAGCACATTTTCCACTTATCTGCCCATATGCATTAGCTGGTGCTCTTGGTATTATAATTAATAAACTTCCTGAATTTATTCTTCCATCACAACTTAGCTATCTTTTGAAGGAAGCAACAAAAGATGGTAGAACACTTCAACAATTATTCATTGACACCATCATCGAAGTATTCATTACAGGTAGAGTTCCATTAACAATAGATATAATTCCTGAAGTAAATGAATTCCGTTTTGTTCAGTACAAAGCTGAAGATTTAACAAATTGGAAGAGTTCATTCAAGAGTGCTGTTAAGTCAATAGCCATCGCTGTACTGAAAGAACAACAGAATGATGCATTGGATATATTCAACTCAACTGGAAATGAAGTTTATAGAGTTCTCCATCTTGAACAATACATTGATCCAAATGATGGTCTGAAAAAACAGTTATTCAAGATTTCTGTATTTGGTGAAACTGGTGTAAAAGGTTTCAGTAGAGAGATAGTTCCAAACTACATGGGTAGAGTGATTGATGAGATTCCTTTATTCATGGCTGGATCAATTAATAATAGTTTCAACATCCAACCAATCCCACTTATCTCTGTTGCTAACTGCTCAGTTCAGATTTATAGAAAGGAAGCAGATTTAGCCAATAGTGAATTCCTATCTTGTAATCCAACTCTAGTAGTAACAGGTGCAATAGCTGATAATAACATTCCGAATGTTGTTGGTTCATCTGTTATGATTGTACTTCCTAACGAGATGGCTAGAGTTGCATATACCAAAACTGATACTGCTGCTTTAACTCATGTAAAAGATCATATCAAAGATTTGTATGAAGAGGCAATTAGGCACGGTGTTTCAATACTAGATGCAAGAAAAGGTGTTGAAGCTGCTGAAGCTCTACGCATTAGACAAGAAACACAGTCTTCAACTCTTTATTCCATTTATATGTCAGTTCTGAAATCAATAGAGTCAGGACTGAAAATGATGTGTAAGTGGGCTGGAATTAGTCCAGAAGGTGTAAGGATTGATGGACCAAGTTCACTTTCATTCGGTATTCCAGATTCAGCATTGCTGAAAGAACTTGTTGTAGGCTTTGGTGATACTGGAATTATTCCAATAGAAGTTGTTCATCGTTACATGGTGTCATCAGGTTTGCTAGATCAGACAGTGAACTTCAATGATTATATCGAAATGTTACAGGAAAACAAGGAGATAAAAGAAAAGTTGGGACTTAATAAAAAAGAGCTTGACAATGAAGACAAATTAATTGATAATCCAACAAAATCTAATCAAGATCAAGGTGATCAAGATGAAGAAGATGGTGAGGATTCACCAAACGGTAGTGCTAATGGTAGTGCTGCTGAATAACCGTTAAGGGAACTTGAAGTTCCTAAAACAAACTCCTGTGGAGGAAGTTATGCCTTTTGATTTTATTGAAGACCCGGAATTGAAACAAAAAGCTACTGATGAGTTTAACGCTGGTTTGGAGAGTGTAAAAACTGAAACCATGAAATTAGTTCAGATAGAAGTTGAGAAAGCTACTTCTGGACTAAAAGCAAGCCAACAAAAACTCCTCGATGAGAAAAAGAAGTTGCAAGACAAGTACAAGGATATTAACGATCCTGAAGAAGCTCTGAGAGCATTACAGTTGATCACTGGTAATGAGGAAGTAAGACTTCTTGCTGAAGGAAAATTTGATGAAGTTGTACAGCGGAGGCTTTCTTCTGCAACAGCCCAATTTGAGGAACAGATTACTGAGTTAAAAACGAAGTATGATTCCTCAGAGATGACTAGAACCAAATACCAGTCTTTGTACAATGATCTTGTAATTGACAATTCCTTGAGACAAGCTGCTACCAAAGCAGGTATTCTTCCCGCTGCAATGGAAGATGTTCTCAATAAGGGTAGACAACTGTTCGGTGTTGGTGAAGATGAACGGACAGTTGAAGCAAGAGATGCAAATGGCAAACTTCGCAAAACTGAGGATGAAAAGATTCTCACTCCTGATAATTGGATTGAGAGTCTGAAACGTACATCTCCCCATTATTGGCCTGCTTCACGATCTGCTGAATTTATGCCTGGTCCTGGTGGTGGGGATGATCTGGAAATGCAGATTCAAGCTGCTGCTAAAGCAGGAAATCAGAAGTTGTTCAGAGAATTGCGTGAAAAACAGAAGAAGATTGCTACCAGCAATTAATTTGTAGTTCGTAGTTCCTGTAGTAAAAATCTTTTCCACAATATAGTGGAAGACCTTGGGGGTCAAGGAGCATAGTGCTCCTTTTCCCCTTTTTTATTATTATCTTTTTGCTCTAGGAGGCAAAAATGGCAAACATTTGGGATCATCCGGAAGTAATCGCATCTGAGGCACTAACTCACTTGGAATCTTCTCTCATTATTGCACCCCTTTGTGCAAAAGATGAGACTAGCCAGTTCATCAATAAGGCCAATGGCTGGAAAGTTGGTGATACTGTTCCTTTCCGTACTCATGGTGAGTATGAAGCAACTGAGTTCGTTACTCAGATTGCACCGCAGGAAATTCGTACCAGCACCCGTTCGCTTACTATTGAGAAGTTCTTCGATATTTCTGTTGAAGTAACTGCCCGTGAAGAAGTAATG